GTAAATACACCCTTTGATACTACTGCTTACTCCTGATCTTAAGGGTAGCAATTTATCTCAAACCATGACATACTGGGGGCTCAAGCAGAGCCCCCTTTTTCATGGAGATGCGTGACGTCCCAGATGCAATCGGCTACAAGGTCACAGCCTGCGGGAAAGTCTTTAGTTTTCACCGGTTAAAACCGTTCGAGCTTAAAACTTCTAAGCATCCGCAAGGGTACAGACAGGTAAACCTAAAAACCGGTGAAAAAACTTACAGGTCAAGGCTTGTGCATGTGATCGTCCTGACTGCCTGGGCCGGACCTCGACCTTACGGTGCCGTCATCAACCACACAAACGGCGATAAGACGGACAACAGGCTCGAAAACTTGGAGTACTGCACCCAAACAAAAAATATGAAGCACTCGTATGAGAACGGCTTAAGCCCCAAACCCCCAGAGTTTCACGGTTCTGCGTGCCGTCTGTCGAAGTTGACAGAAGAAAAAGTCCTACAGATTCGATCCGAGACAGACCGCGAGGAAGGTTATACAACGCGTATAGCCGCTAAATACGGAGTCACAGCCCCCACGGTGTCTAAGATTTTGAGGAGGCAAACCTGGAAGCACATATAAGCCCCCGAAAGGGGGCTTTTTATTGCCTCAAATCAGGCCAAGGCGCATTTCTTCCTGCCGCTGAAACACTTCTTCACTACGAGCAGTCATTTTGTAAGACCGCAGCACCACCTGATTGGCAATGGTGTAACTGACCTTCAGCTGGATCGCAATTTCAGGCACGGTTTTACCTTCACCGCGCAGTTTATGGATTTCCTTAACGACATCAGCAAATTTACGAGGCTTTTCAGCCTTAGGCTGCTCAACTTTCTTTACGCTGCAAACGGCAGACTCACTTTTCCGAACCGGCATGGAAATGGTGCGACTTTTCATTATCAAGGATAGTACAAAAAGCTTTATGGACATCCCACGTTCCAATGTGGAAGAGCACCAAGCACAAGTCGAACTATCGGGTGGCACGGTTTACCACGCCTGCATCCTGCCTAAACCTGCACGACGTACCAGAGCTAAACTGAAACAAAGGTTGTATTAAGCCGTGGCCGCAACAATCGACGCCACTCTCCAAGGAGCATCGGCCAACAGCTATGTAACGCTGGCCGAAGCAAACGCATATTTCGAGACAACCCCTGATGATGCGAACTGGGCTGACAAGACTGACGACCAAAAAAACCGCGCACTTATCTCCGCTACTCGTTTTATCGATGATTTTGAGTTTTACGGGGAGCGCTGCACTACCACCCAAGCCCTCAAATGGCCGCGTAAAGACTACAAGGTGGACGGAGTCAAGCTGGTCTGCACGCTGATTCCCGACGAAATCAAAGTGGCCACATTCGAGCTGGCACGTGCCCTAGCAAACAACACCACCGCCTTAACCGGCAGCAAAGGCACCGACGGAACTTATCAAGAAGTTAAGCTTGGTGATCTTGAGGTTAAATACAACGAAAACTCTCTTAACCCAGGCATGGTCAACACCATCTTGGATGTATTCCCTTGGGTAACAAGCTACCTCGGCCCTTATACCCGCGCAGGTGCCAACAATCGTGCCGTAAGACTGGAGCGAGGTTGATATGGCACTAATCGACGACGTTTTCGGCAACATCCCTGCGGCACTGATGGCCGACTGGGGCCAGAGCATTACTTACATCAAAGTCGGCCTACCTGCCACCTACAACCCAACCACTGGCACGATTACTGAATCCGAAACTAGCGTCACGGTTAAGGCTGTGCTGATGAACGTCAACCCAAAGGAATATGACGGTCTATACCAGACCACCGACCTAAAGGTGATGTTTGGTGCGGCAGAACTAGGCGACTATTACCCGACACAAGCCGACCGCATCCAATACACGCAAGCAGGCGAGACCCGCGAGGCAAAGCTGATTAACATTGTTACAGAGCGTGGCACTAAAGCAATCTTCCACACTGCTATTGCGAGGCCGCAGTAATGGCACGTAATGACTTTATGAAATTGGCAAAGAAGCTGGACATGGTTGCAGCTTCGGTTGTTAGTTTTGGGCCTATACGTGCAGCTCACCGCACTATCCGCGAATTACAAGAAGAAGGGCCTAGCTGGACTGGTCGTTTTTCTAACTCTTGGCAGATCGAAACACCCGACGGGCGTTCATTTAAGGGAACAGGCGGCCCTGGTGAACCACGTCCTTTAACCATTCCTGCATTAACAGGCCGCCAAGCTGTAAAAGCAAGCTTGGCTAAAGACAGAGCAGTATTTACGGTTTCAAACTTTTCTCCTTACGCAGCTCTTGCTACTGATGTTGAAGTTGGCATTTTTGACAGAAGGTTTGCCGAATCCGACGAACCAGACACTGTACAAGGTTTATCAACATGGGAAATTGAAGAGTCTGGCCGCAAACCAGGCGGAACTTATCGAGGCCAGATTGGCGGCGGCAACCCCCTAGGCGAATCCAGCCGCACTGCAGATCTCGACTGGTTTGCAACTTATGTAGAAGGTGGGCAAGTGGATCGTGCCGTCAGAATTGAAATGGACGATTTGTTTACTGAGTTATGAACTACCAAGCCATCCGCGCTGCAATCGAGCAGCCTCTTTTAACGGCCTTCAACGCATTGTCTCCCGCAGTGCCGGTATTTTTCGACAACATCACTGCCGCACCTAAAAATATCACAACAGAATATGTGCGTATCAACGTTACATTCGGCATTACTAACGAACCAACATTGACGGGCAGTGTTGATTTTGCGCGTGGAGCGGTTGTTATCCGCGTATTTACAGAGAAAGGCCAAGGCCCAGCCCGAAACCAAGTTCTTTTAAACACAGCAGTTGATGTTTTAGAGACCCTTAACGAGACTGCAAAAACAAGCAGCGGCGTATTTTTCCGCGTCAGTGAGATTGAAGGTCCAACATTTTCAGCTGACGAAAGATCGCCTCACTTTATGGGGCGTATCGAGACAGGCTACAAGGCCACTGTATTGAGTTAGTAAAAACAGCTATTGTGTAAAAAGCCGGGCAGTGCCCGCAGAAAACCCTTTCTCTGGTACGCCAATGGCCGCCACCGTTCTGTCCGGCACCTCAGGTGCCCTGTATTACAAACCAGCTGGCACTTTGGGTCAGTTTGCCGAAGCTGACGTCGATGTTTCCGGCGATAGCTTTACCGTTGCCACTTACCTGAACTTTAAGTCTGGCGACCCGGTCAAGTTCAGTGTTGTCGATACGACAACCGGCGGCACCGGAAGCGGCACTCTTCCCGCTGGTATTACTGCTGGCACGACCTACTACGTCATTGCTTACACCGCTACAACCGGTGTGATGCAGGTGTCTGCAACGTCCGGTGGTTCGACGATCACGATTACCGACGACGGAACCGCAGTTTCACCGAACAAGTTCCAAGTCGAGTACGCAAGCTTTGCCTCTGTGGCTCAGGTGCGTGAGTGGAGCTTCGAGATCACTCGTGACGAAATCGACGTCACCACGATCGGTGCTACGCCAGGCCAATACGTTCCGTTCAAAACCTTTATCGCAGGTTTTGCGGATGGTTCGGGCAGCGCCACGGTGTACTTCACCGACACCGATGATGCTCTGGGCAACCGGATGATCGAGGACGTGCTGCAGCGCATCCAAACTGGTGCCAAGTTCAAGCTTTACACCGACCAGGTGTTCAGCAGCGGCACCCTGAACGACACCCTGAGCCGTTCCATCGAGTTTGAAGCAAACCTGACTTCTGCCAACCTGTCCATCAACCCTGATGATGCACAGGCCGTGGAAATCAACTTCCGTCCCACCACCACCCCAACCTTCGACTTCGCCAAGTCCTGATAGGATAAGCAGGCGAAGGGACACAAACCCCGGTTATACGCCGGGGTTTTTTATTGACTGATCAGCTACAGTAACGCCATACACCAGCAAATCAAATGCCTGCTTCTAACTTGCGTGCGATTGATCGTCTTCGCAAAGCAGCCAACCTGGAGCCCGTCAAAAAAGAAGTCGAACTCTCGGATGGAACGATTTTTGAAATGTATGTCACGCCACTGACGATGGCCGAGCGTGAGCGTGCCCAGCGCAATGCTAAGTCTGATGATGCCAACGCCTTTGCATTGCAACTGCTGCTGGCCAAAGCACAAGATGCCAACGGACAAAAGCTGTTTAACGCAGGCGAAATCGACGTGCTGAAGAACGAAGTCAAAGACAAGGATCTGCAAGCTTTGATGCTCGGCGTGTTGACCGATGACGAAGCTGCCGAAATGGACCCAAAATCCTGAGCGCAGAACTTCGTAAGGACAACTGGCTCATGCTGCAGTTTGGCGTCGCCAAGGAACTGGGCATGAGTCTGTCCGAAGTTCGCGCCACCATGACCCCCGAGGAGTTGATTGGCTGGAGCGCCTACTTCAAAGTCATCAACGACGAGCAGCAGAAGGAAATGGATAAGGCGCGTCGTCGCCGCTAAAGTAGGAAAACAGGTACGTCGGTCTGACTGTGGCTTACAGAGCTGAAATAGAGATCGGCATAAGGGGGGCCGCGCGTCTAAAAGACTTACAAAATAGACTGTTAAATCTGTCTGCCGCTATAGAGGAAGCTAATTCAAAACCTCTTTTTAGCAGAGTAGCTGTTCAAAGTGTTGAAAACTACTCTGATACATTAGATTTAGCTAAACAAAACTTAAACAAAGTACAACTTGAACTTGATGCTGCTGGTAATGCCGCCGGATTGTATGCAAAAAGTATAAGAGAAACCGCAGAAGCCGCAATATCGTTCAACGCAGCACAAAAAATAACTAATGACCTCTTGCAAAATGAAATAGATCTGCGTACAGAGGCTGCACGTGTCGCACGTTTACAAGCAAGCGGGATTAAAGAAGTTACACAATATGCAGGTCCCATTGGCCCTGGCCCCGCATCTGCTATTGATGCCCCTGTAAGAGGGGGAGTTAGCGGAGTTGTTGCAAGTACCATCGACCCAAGCCGTGGCGTTGCAATTCAAAAAGACCGCCTTACTTTAGAACAGGCTTTATTAAATCTGCAAGAGCGTAAAGCAGACGCAGTTTTTGAAGAGTTAAAAAATATGGAGGCTTTGGTTCGTAGCGCCAATGAGGCAAAGCTAATTGCAGCTGAAGCTACTGGACGACGTCCTCGGAGTGAGTTATCGCTTGCTGGCGACAAACGCCGCTTAAAAGTTGAGAGCAAAGCAAGAGCTGAAAATTTAGCCCAGCAAGCTATTCAAGAAGGTAAGACTAATCAGGACATATTTAATAAACGCCGAGAATACGCTGATGAGATTTTTCGTATCGAGCGAGAGTTTAACAAAAGACTTGAAACCCAAGAAATAGACTCTTTAATTAACCAATTTGAGTTAAAAGAGCGCCTTCAAACAAGAGTTTTTAACAAAGCTTTAGAGCAAGACAAAGCCGAAGGACGCCAATTTGATCAGGAGCTGGAACGTAGAACGACTACGCGACTTGAAGCCGCCAAAAAAGTAAACACCGAACGTACTCGAAGGAGAGCAGCGGAATATCGGTTAGAACAACGCAGACAGAAAAGACTAGAAAAAATCCGCTTAGACACTGAAACTAAGGTAGCGGCTCGTCGTAGTAATGCTTTAGGCAGTGCTTTAATCGGCGGCGCGTTTCCGTTACTGTTTGGCCAAGGACTAGGAGCCGCTGCCGGTGGTGCTGCTGGCGGTCTTGGAGGAGGCTTAATTGGCGGCCAATTTGGCTTCGGACTTTCGTTGGTTGGTACGCAGATAGGCAGTTTTTTCGATCAAATTA